CCCCCCCCGCCGATGAGCGCACCGCCGACAAAGCCGCCCACATCTTTTAGGTCAGACTGTTGAGCCTTGGACATGGCGCAATAGGCCGCGAATGATTCATTTGTGCGCATCGGCTGCTGTAACCGCTGGTACAGTTCCGACACGCTCAGGAGTTGCTGTTTCCATTGGGTATCCCGCCGACTTGCGCCGACAGAAATTGTGATTTGTCTATCCATATTGCACCTTAACCCTCCCGCCAGTAGGCGGGTAACGGCTTATTTGAAGATTTTGCCCGTAGCCTTATCACGCAGGGCAATCCGACCCACTACCTCGAATCCGGCGAAATCGGTCATGGTTTTGATGCAGTGGATCAAGCTGGAGATGGTCTGCATCTGCTTGGCCTCCTGCTGCACGACAGGCTGCATACCGTAGTAGGCCGTGGGATCGGGATACCCGGACGCATTTGATAAAGGGTTCTTGGGGTTCATTTCTTCTGTTCCTCCGTTTGCTTTTTAGGGGCTTTCGGGGCACTGGAACCTTTGCCTTTGCTGGGCTGCAACGGGGAAAAATCGACTTCTGCGGTCTTTTTGACGTGTACGCCGTGATCCTGCAAGTGCTGGTAAAACACATAGTCAGCCAAATCGTCCTCTTGATAATGGGCGTACTTGTCCTTTACCAGACTGAGCATCGCGGCGACACGGTTCACGGTCTTGGGCGACAGCCCGCACTCCAGCATCGCAACAAAAACGAGATACTGGGAACGAATGGCGATGGCCTCTTTCTGTTGATCCGCCAGCCGTGTAGCTGTCCTGACCGCGACATCCGTGATGATCTTTTTCTGCCGACACGTCAGCCCATCGTAATGCGCTTTCATGGGTAAATCCTCCCTTGCTGATTAGGTTTTGGCGTTTTTCAGGGCCTCGCGCTCATCCATCAGGATTTTGCCCAGCCAGTTCTGGCCGGGGGTTTTGGCGCACACAGGGCAGACGCAATCACCGAAAAAGTTGTCATGCCAGTAGTTGCCCTCGATCAGCTCCGCGTCACCCGTGGCGATCAGCTGCAACGCCAGCTCCGGGTGACTGCTGAACTTGGAATGAACGACATCCCGCATCACGTCCACGCGCATCTCATCCCAGCCCGGACGCACATTGACCATGCGCCCCAGCCGCTTGGCAGGGCCAGCATCCAGCGCGGTGAACCGCTCCCGGTCTGCGGGGTTCTCGCACTTCTGGGCCTGATACGCGGCCTCTGCGCTCTTATAGGCGTTTACCGTGCAGGGGTAGAAGTTGCTCAGGAAAGCGTACTCTTTATCGAAACTGATAATCTGGTTCATTTGTTCTTGCCCTCTTTCTTTTTGAAGAAATCCGCCAGACGCTCATGCCAGCGTTTGACCTTGCGTTCACGGATAATGCCGTACTGGTCAACATCGAAATAGATACGAGAAAGCTCAACGAGGCAGTTCAGAACATCCGCCGCTTCTTCCGCCAGATTTGCACGGGCCTCTGCCTCCGTGACCGGTGTAGGGTTCTCCCCGCGCAGCCGCCGGGCTTCTTTCAAAGCTGCCTTTCCCAGTTCCGCGCATTCCTCGCCCAGCTGTTCCAGCAGCGCAGGAGTGCCGATCTTGGTTGCAATGGGCGGCGTATCGTTCTGGCTGCGCCAGATGTCCTTTTCAAATTCCAGCATGGTAGACCCTCCCTCAGCGGATGCCAATAGAAATCTGGGCAGCGGCAGCGGCTACTGCAATGACAGCGTATACCACCTTTGCATCCACCTTATGCTCACCGATGCACAGGATCAGGAACAGAACGGTAACAAGGGTATAGAAGATAAAGCAAAACAGGGCCATAATTATTCCTCCTTAGCCATCAGGTCAACGCCACAGATGGGGCAAATTTTGCCGTCAGTGACTTTCACTCCACAGTTCGGGCAGCGGAGCCTTACGCGGGTATCCACACCCTCGGTATCTGCGGTATGCTCTGCACTTTCCAGATTCTTGGTAGCCTGTGCAAAGTAGCTGTCTTTCAGCTCGATACCCAGACCGCGCCGCCCCATCAAAACGGCCTGATACGGTACAGAGCCGATGCCCGCAAACGGGTCAAGCACGATGTCGCCGGGGTTCGTCCACAGGTCAATGCAACGCTCGATCACGTCCAGCTGCAACGGGCAGATGTGCTTTTCGTCCTTTTCATCGCGAGCACTCTTGCGCTGCAAGGTGTTGGACTGCCGCACATCCATCCAGACCGGGGATGCGTATTTCTGCCACACGTCCACCGGGAATGATTCATGGTCATGCGGAATCGGTTCGGGATTCTCGCCGGGCTTGCGGAACGTCACCACATAATCCGGCAGACCCTGCCGCGACATCGCAGAATCTTTGCGAATCTGCTTGTGTAGCAGCCCCAGTGCTTTCGTGCGCTGCATCTCGGTGACGGGGTTTTTCCAGATGCACACCTCCGAATGAAAGATAAATCCGTACTCGGTCATCTCCCGGATGATGTCACCGCGAAAATCCTTGATGCCGATAAAGCCATCACGGGATTTCATGGCGGGCAAATTCATACAGTGGACGGATACCAGTCGCCCCGGCATGATGGTACGGTACAGTTCGGCGATCAGATAGCCGAAATGCTGCTGGAACTCGCCGCCATCGCTGCTGTTGCCCATATCCCGGTCAGAGTTGGAGTAGGTGTACAGGCTGGCAAAAGGCGGCGAAAAGATGGAGTAGTGGATGCTGTTATCCGGGATACCGCGCAGCGTTTCCACGCAATCACCCTGATACAGTGCCCACCGTTGCTGCTTGTCGATAAGCTGGTTAAGCACATTCATGGTTAAATTCCTCCCATGCGGGCAGCTGCATAGCTGTCTGCGGTTCGTAGGGCGTGGTCAGGCGGCAAGTGCTTTGCAGCTCCTTTTTGACGATCTCGCGGGTCTGTTCGCCCATCGCGGTGCGCATCTTATCACAGTCAGCTTGTTTGCGCTCGATATTCGCCTTTACCGCGCCCTCTTTGGCACTGATAATAATGTAGACATCCACCGGGTTCTGCTGCCCGAAACGCCAGCAGCGGCGTACAGCTTGATAATACTGCTCGTAGCTGTCCGACAGCCCGGTGAAGATCATCTTGTGGCACAGCTGCCAGTTCATGCCGAATCCGGCGATGCTGGGCTTAGTCACCATTACCCGGTTAAAGCCCATCGAAAAGCCCACCATGCGATTGGACTTCAACAGCCCGGAATCGCTGCCCTTGACCTCTACGGAATCCGGGATGTACTGGTGCAGCATATCGCTTTCGGCGTTCAGGTCGCACCATACAAGCCACTGATCCGCCGGGTCATCATTGACCAGATGGGCGGCAGCGGCGCACCGGGCCTCCAGCGTGTCCTTGCGGGCCTGTCTGCGCTGGGTCAGGGTCATGCTCTCAGTGATAGGCTCGTCACCATCCACGATGATCTCATGGATGTTCAGCGGCGGCAGATCGTAACCAGACAGGCTATAACCAAGGTCTGATGGGCTGTTCATTACGACAGCCCAGCTACCTAACCACTGCCAGAAAACGTCCTCAGCGTGGCCTTTCAGCCGCCATTTAGAGGTCTGCCCGCCATCATGCACAAAGAACATGGACAGCATCTCCGAGTAGGACATGATGCCAAGGAACTCTGCATGATTGCCCAGCTCCATGAAGTCGTTCGGCGCAGGTGTAGCCGTACACGCCAGCCGGAACGGAGTATCGCAGAACATATCAATGATCTGGTTTCGCACCTTGCCTGTAAACGATTTCAGAATGGACGATTCATCCAGTACCACGGCGGAGAACCGCTGCCCCTTGAACTTGTCCAGCTTCTCATAGTTGGTGATATTGATGCCGGGTTGCAGCTGATCCGCATTCTCACAGATCGTAACGGGGATGCCGAACCGCTTGCCCTCCATGAGCGTTTGCGGGGCAACGGCAAGAGGGGCCACAATCAGGGCCATCCCGCCGCGATCCTCGCAGGCACGGTGCGCAAACTCCAGCTGCATCAGGGTCTTGCCCAGACCGCAATCCGCAAAGATAGCGGCGCGGCCTTTGGCAAGTGCCCAACGAACAATATCCCGCTGAAAGCTGTACAGATTCGGATTCAGGTCATCCACGGATACCGTGATGCTGTCCGTATGCACAGCCCTTTCAGACTTGTGCTGTACAAAGTCGAGATAGTTTTCCATGCGATCCTCCGTTTTACAGGTCGAAAATCAGCTCATCGACAGGTTCAACGGAATCCACGTTCAGCTCCTTATAGGCGGCAGGGTCATCATCCAAGAATGCTTCTTTTGCTTCTTCCTCGCTGTTCGCGTAGTCAGAAGAAATATAAGCCACGCCGGAAAACGTGATCTTATAGCCATCAAAGTCCTTTGCGTATTTAGGCATCGTTACTTCCTCCTTGTCTTTTTGTAGACCGCTTTTGTTTCAAACTCAATGTGACCAGCAGAAAACATAGAGGTTTCATTTACTCGTCTGTTTATCTCGGCCACCAGTTCCTCATCCGTAAATTTGCGGATGTCATGCTCAAAGCGGCGGTAATACTCATCATCGGGCAGATGCTCGACATAGCTGCCGTAATCCGCGCCGTCCCTTTCCGATTCCAAGAACATCATCTGCGCTTGAATCCGGGGCCAGATACGGTTAGAGAAATACAGGGTTTCTGCGGTCGTTACCCCGTATGTATTCGTGACGGCATCCACGAACACACCGCGCTTTCCGTGTTGCACACGGGAGATTTTGAGAATACTTACCTCAAAAATATCCATGCGTTAGTCCTTTTTGAAGAACGTACCTACCCATCCATCGGCGTTGAGGGGCAAGCCCTGCGCCCACGGGATAGGCTGCGTCATAAGATGGGTGACATGATCCAGCATCTCATCCGGCGTACCGAATGCGGGGCAGTCGATCACGCACTCATCGTGGATGTGGAAAATAACGGGCAGCCCCGCCGCCTCCAGATGTTCAATGGCAAGGGCCAGAGCATCACGGGCAATGGCTTGCACGATGTTTTCCGTCAGTTTTCCGCCATAGGTTTCCACCCGCTGCCATTTCTTCGTCATCTGGTTCTGCCCCATGTAGTTGATGGACGCAGAGCCGAAACGGTTCACACCCACTTGCGGATTAACGTAGTACAGCTTCCGGGTGGATGGGAGCTGAATAGTCAGCAGGGATACGTTTTGCAGCGGGTCATATTCACGGGCGAACGTAACGCCGTTGACGGTTCTTGCACCGCCAGTAGAAACAACGTGCATCACAGCATCGTCAATCTTGTACCACAGCTGGGCGATCTTTTTATTGGCAGACCGCCAGCGGGTAACAATATCGGGCAGCTCTTCCTCATGCAGGCCCATTTTCAAAGCACCCATGTTGATAAGGGCATTCGGCCCGCCGTTGTAACCGAGGGCCAGTTCTGCCACCTTTCCTTTTGCGCGGAGCGCATATTCCGGGTTTCCCTTTTTGATGCGCTCGATAGGCACATTGAACATCTGGGATGCAGACGCTTCATAGATTTTGCCGTGAGTACGGAAAACATCAAGCCGCCATTCCTCGCCAGCCAGCCAAGAGATGACACGCGCCTCGATTGCAGAAAAGTCTGCGTCAATCAGCACGTTCCCCGGTGTAGCTATGAACGCCGTGCGGATCAGCTGCGACAGCGTATCGGGAACACTCCCGAAAATCATGCCCAGACCATCCGCTGACCGCTGCTTGACCAGATTTCGTGCGGGATCGAGTAGCGAGATATATGTACGGGGGAGATTCTGCACCTGAACCAGACGGCCAGCCCATCGCCCGGTACGGTTTGCACCGTAGAACTGCAAAAGGCCCCGGACACGTCCATCAGAGCAGACGCACATTTCCAGCGCGTTGTACTTCTTCGTGGATGTCTTGCCCAGTTCCTGCCGGATTTCCAGCATACGGGCCACGGATGCGCTGTTACCCTCACGGGATAGCAGGGTATTCACGGTATCCTTGCGCAGATTGTCCACGCCGATGCTGTCATCCTGTTCATTGAGCCATGCGGTCAACTGTGCAACGCTGTTCGGGTTGCTCAAGCCGGAAATGCTCTGTGCCTCTGCAACAAAGCGGTCATGCACGGTCTGGGCGATGTTCAACGCGCCCTCAACGAGCTGCATATCCACTGCCACGCCGCGCTGATTGATGCGCAGATCAGTTTCCCACTGTTTCTGTACCGCGTCAGGCACAGGCACATTAGACAGGCGGCGGTCGATCTCCATCTCCGTTACAACGTCCTGCAAGTTGTAATCCTTGAACAGTGCCCACTTATCAGGATCGTGGTAGTAATAGTTTCTGGTGCGTCCACCATTGGCCCTAGTGGGCTTGCAGGGTACGCAGAAATAACGGATAAGGGCTTTGCCCGTTGCCAGCTTGCGTTTGTCCTCTGGTAAGCCTAACGCCGCGCCTGTGATGCCCAGACCAGCGGTATAACCACAGTACAGACCGTGCAGCATGGTATCACGCCATTGGGCGGGAATCTGCTGACCGTAGACCTTAGACAAGCACCCAAACTCAAACGCCGCGTTATATGCGTGTTTAATATAGTCCGGGTCAAACAATGCGCTGATAAGCCAAGGGGGAGGCTGCTCCCCGCTGGCCATATCAACACACTGCACCTGTCCGCCATCCACGGAGTATGCAAATAGCAGAATCTCAAAATCGGGAGAATCAATGTATCGCCACGCCCCAGCCTTGTTGATAGGAACGCTGGAGAATGTTTCGAGGTCGATAGAAAGATGGTGCATTGATTGCCTCCCGCCGCTTTACTGGATCGGTTCGCCAGTAATGGGGTTGACGTTTGCCGCCTGCGGATAGGGAGTGTAACCCTGCACGGCGGGCTGGGCAACGGGCTGAGGCTGCGCCACAGGTGCGGCGACAGGAGCCGGAGCAGCAACGGGAGCCATGCCCGGTGTAGCCGCTGCACCCATAGTAACCTGTCCGGCGACATTTGCCGGGGGAGCCTCGATGCCAGCGAAATCATCCTCAGCGGATGCACGGCCAGCCAGAACCTCGCCATCGCGGGTCTTGAGGACGTTGTTCAGACCACAGCACATCTTGTTACCGCCCTTGTTCGTGCCAAAGAAGCGGATAGTCACCTGACCATACATACCGCTGTAAATCTCCTGCGGCTGGGCGGGAACCTTGCTCCATGTGCCATTGGCGAACAGCCAGCGGATGACCTGCGGCTGCTGTGCGCTGGATGCGCCCAGAACGTAGCAGCCCTTAGCCTCCGGGCCGTAGGGCTTGCCGGACTGGTTCACGCCGTCACCGTCATGCAGGACGGAGAACAGCGCAGTTTCCGGCAGGCAGAAACCACCCCACTGAGAAGATGCAGCGGTCTGAGCTGCGGCGCGGATAGCCGCCTTGATCTGCTCCACCAGCGCGGTATTGGTCTTAGGGATCAGCAGCGACACGCTGAACTTAGGCGTTGCGCCGGGGGTAGAGGGGCTGGCATACGCCTCATTGATATGGACGTAGGACAGGCGGACTTCATCGGTCAGAACCTTACAAGGATCATTCTGGAACATACTAACTAACCTCCTAAAAAGTAGTAGTCTGGAAATTCCTTTCGGAAATCATTGTAAATGGAGCGGCGTTTTACGATCCGCTCATACGTTTTCTTGGTTTTCTGGATGTCGCGGTAAAGGTCATCGTTTTGAGCATTTGCAATGGCCTTTTCGACACCGTGCAGATTATCGGTATCCCGGTAGCAGTGTTCATAGATGCGCTCGGCCTCTTTCCACTGCTCCTTTGTGCGGACTTGCTCATCCGGGAACCAGAGATCAAGACAAGAGATCGCCTGCCTGTTATCCCATGCGTTCTTGAACATCAGGCGAATCAACTTCGTATACTTATCTTGCGTAACGGTATGAATCACCTTTGCAAAATCACCACAATACGAAAAGTTAATGCCATGGAACCAGTCAACGCATGAAAACGACAGGGCATCAATCTTCATGCTTTACACCCGCAAAGTCTGCTTCGGCCGAACTGTATGCGGGCCGCTTATCGCTCTCTTTTGCCAGTGTAGGCGCACCCATCGGCCTCACGATCTGATCTTCCAGCAATTCGCCAAAGTGCTTCTTGCCGATGACCTTTTCCAATTCGGAGAGGCTTTTCGGCTTATAGTCGTAGATCAGAGCGCGGTCAATGCCGCTGTCCAGCAGCGTTTTGATGGCGGTATCCGTGTCCGCAAAAGAACGGACACTGCGGCCAGCAACACACTTATAGCCCTTGATGGGATGACCCTGCATCAGCCGTTCCAGCGCGTAGTCCTTGATGGAACCGTACCAGTGGATGAGGTTTTCGCCCACGGTCAGCAGATCACCGATTTCATCATCGGACAGGATGGGCGGCAGACCCAACATCTTACGGCCAGCCGGATCAGCGCATTCACCAGCCGGAATCTGACCGACAGGAATGCAATCCTTAAACTCAGCCAGTGCAGTGTTCTGTTCGGCACGGGCACGACACTGGGCCTTGCCACGGCAGAACCGACACCAATCACCGGGATTGAACTGCGCACCGTTGCCCGTAAAAGCGGCCTGCGCTGCGGGCTGTACGATTTTTCGGCCCCATTCATACAGTGCCTCGACAGTCGTTTCATAGGGGTGAACATCCTCAGTGATACGGGGCTGAACGATGGTCATGCGAACACGCTTGATCGTGTCGCCGTACATCGCCTTATACTTTTCCACCGCACCGATGGCGTACAGCTTCATCTGCGGATTTTCCACAGGAGAAACAGGAACGCCCTTTCCGTGCTTGTAATCGGTGATGTCGATGATGTCATCACCAATCATCACGTTATCGCAAGTGCCAAAACCGTCCGGCACGAATACAGAAAAGTCAACGTGTACCTCGCTTGCCGTGTACGGCATCACAGAATAGCCGTTCGCCTTTTCCACGAGGTGATCCGCGTAGAACTCGGCGCAGTGGAGCATCTCGTCAGCGTAGTAGGGCTTATCCTGCAACTTTTTGAGCGCATTGTTGAATTTCTTCTTATCCAGCTGCCCAAACTTGTACCGGGCATACAGTTCGCAGAACTCATGCGCCAGTGTACCTTCCTCGGCAAAACTGCTGGTGCTGCTGGGGAAATTCAACTCAAAACGCGGAGCGGCGGTGCAATTCAGCCAGCGATGGGCTGAACTGCTGGAGCAGAGAGCGTGTTTACTCGGTGTAGGCATATCCACCCGCCTCCCTTAGTCGAACTTACCGCCCAGAGCGATGAGCTTTTCAGCGACCACGGGATACTGCTCAGGACGCAGCTGAGGAATTGCCATAACGCCCATTTCGTTCAGGATCGCGGACAGCTGCGGCATCATGCCCTTGTCCAACAGTGCTGCGCCGACTTTGGCGATGTCCTGCATGGTGTACTGGCGGGGCTGGGGCTGCTCAGTAACAGGGGAACCCGTAGTAACAGGGGGGACAGTCTGCGAAACGGATGTGACAGGTGCGGCAGTCACCGACTGCTGAACAGCCGGGATAGGGTTTGCCACGGGAGCCGGAGCGGGCGCAACGGGCTGCTGGACTACGGGAGCCTGTGCAACCGGGGCAGGGATAGGAGCCACGGGCTGCTGCGCTACGGGAGCAACAGGGGCATCAGATGCGGGGGTAAGCGGCGGAACGGGTGCAGGGCCGGGAACAGTGTGCGGCGGCTCAACGGGGGCCGTAGCCGGGGCATCGGGGGTCTGTACGCCGGGAGCCTCGACCTGTGCGGGAACTTCCTCAGCAGCGGACTTGTCGCTCTTACGGCGGCGGGTCTGCTTCACTGCCTTGTCAGTGACATCAGCGGCGTTGATGACAGGCTGAACCTTGATCTCGCCAAAGTTAGAAACGGCAGTAGCCAGATTGTTCACGGCAGCGGCCAGTTCGGGGGCCTCAATGAGAATCTTAATCTCCATAGTGATTTACTCCTTTTCTTTCACGTTCGGCTTTCCACGCTTGATACCGGGCCTCGTTCTGAGGGTCAGCATAGAATGCCTTTGCAGACTGCAAAACGGTAGCGGCCAGCAGATTAACTTCTGCCGGGGGGATCAGCTTCGGAATGATCTTCATGGTTTGCTTCTTCCTCTCTGACTTTTTCCTCCAGACGATCTAGAGCCGCGAAAATGCGATCCCGCGTTCCATCTCTGGGGCCTGTCCTACCATTGATGACCTCGGACAGATATGCGGGGTTATAGCCGCATTCATCCGCCAGTTCCTTCATCTTGATCTGCGCGACATGACATCGCGCTTTAACTTCGCCTGTCCATGCTTCAAGCATCCAATGACCACCTCCTATCTCAGTCAAAAAAGTTTATATATCAGTTGAATTTATTTGACTTTTGCGTTATAATCGAGGTGTCCAATCACAATTACATACGCTGAAAACAAGCTCACGGGATGACTGTTCCCTAGGGCCTAGTTTCTTATAGTCAAATTATTTTGACTGACAACGATATTATAACAAAAATAATTTGACTGTCAAGAGTTTCAGCAAAAACAGTTTGACTGAACGGAGGCAGTTATGTCGTTTTATGATCGGTATGTGGACTGCTGTAAATCGGATGGCATCGAACCCGCATCCCAGTATGCCGCTGATCTCTGGAATGTAACACGGGCAACAGTGTCTGCATGGAAGAAAAACGGAAATGCGCCGCGCGGCGATATTGTGGCGCGAATATCAGCGCATTTTAATGTGTCCGCTGACTATTTGCTGGAGTTGACGGACGAGAAGAAACCCATACGAGAACCCTACACGGCACAACCGAAAATCCTGAGCCTGTATGATGCGCTCGATGCGGACGATCAGCAAAAAGCACTATCCTTTTTGGAGTTCATGCTTACGGATGGAAAGTATCAGGTAGCCACAAACACACAGGCGGGTGCGTAAAAGAATCGGCAATCTGATATACTTGGATTTTGGAAAAAACGGAGGACGGTAACATGGCAAACTATACGACCAGCACAAGCGACAAGTCGAGAGATAGAGCGGTCAAGCTGCTGCTGTGCGGCGGAATCGGTCTGCACTATTTCTACGTTGGCCGGATCAAAGCCGGGCTTATCCATTGCATCATTGGACTGGCCCTCTACGGTATGATTGTGATGAGCATTCTGGATGCGGAGTTACACGCCGCCATTCTTCCCGGCATCTTCATGCTGCTGGCGTTCAACGTACCTGACCTGATCCGGCTGAAACTGGGCAAGTTCCGGGATAACGTGGGCGATTATCTGCGGCAATAAAAAAGCCCGCACACTGGCGGGCGGGTGATGGTATGAAAAAAGAGAACGAAATCCGGGCAGTTGTC